CAAACGACGAGATGAGCGACAGAATCACAAACCGCGTCGAGCCGGGCGGCGCCTCGGCGAACCACGCGCCGTCCGGCATCAACAGGCGTAGCGCCGCGTCCTGCTGCAGGATCTGCAGGACCGCGATCGTGACGGTGGCGACGTTAAGCAATGCCATTGATCGTGAGGCCGAACTGCTCGGCGAGGTGCGGGACGAGCGCGGTATAGAGCGCGCGCCGGGTCCGCATCATCGTCGAGGAGAACAGCGGATTGGCGGGCATCGACCCGCGGTTGGCGCCGATCGCGTTATGGCGGGCCTGCGAGCCCCGCTCGAACAGCCACGCGTGCGGGGCTTTGTTCACGACGGTCGCCTGCGTGCGCGTCGTCTCGTTGGCGACGGTGACGGCGAGGCCTTTGCGGAGGTTGCCCGTCCGCGTGGGATAGCCGGTGTAGATCACGTCCTTGGCCGTGCGCGCGGACAGTTCGACGATCGGCGCCGACGCGGTCGACAGATCGGGGGCCAGCGTCTGGAACTGCTCGATCAGTTCCTTGACGCCGTCCCACTGAAACCACACCGCCTGCCCGCCCGGCCCGCGGCTCACTCGACCACCTCCGCGCACACCAGGTGCAATTGCACGTGCCGCTCTTCGTAGTCGAAGACGCCGAGCACTGACAAGCTGCGCCCGTCGTAGAGCAAGCGCGCCTTGGTCGACAGGCCCTGGCGGTACGGCACCGTCACGATGTGCGTCGCCATCGACAGCGTCGTGCCGGCGGTAATCTGCTCGAGCGAGGCCTGCGTCGCCGGCGTGATGCGCGCGAACACCGGCGGCGGCAGATCGATCCACGACTCGACCCAGCCGGTCCCATCGGGCACGAGCGGCCCGGGCCGTTGGAACAGGCCCTGGTGCAGCCGCTGCCCGCTCGAGATGTAGGGCGTGGCGATCGGGCTCATCCGATCCCCGGGTCGTGATACGCGCGCAACAGTTCGCGGACTTGCACGCCGAGTTCCTCGCCGGCCTCGCGCGGCGGCCCAGCCAGTTCGTCGCCGCGGAACCGATACAGCTCGCCGGTCTGCACCAGAATGGCCGCGACCACCACCAGCGGCACGGTCGTCGCATCGACCCAGGTCTCGACGACGGCTTTCGCGCGCGCCGTCGTGCTGCACCAGCCCACGATCTGCGCCTCGGCCTGGTCGGCCAGACTCTGCACGTCGACGTCATCGGCGGTCGACGTGATCCGCAGCCGCGCCTTGACCTGGTCGAGCGTCACAAACGTGCTCATGGCTGCGGCGTGTCGGGCTGGACCGGCGGCGCGGGGGCGGCCATCGGCGCCGGGGTGGGTTTGCTGAACGGGTCCTGCGCGTCGCGTTGCGCCAGGGCCTTCAGCGAAAACATCTGCTGCTGCATGTACGGCGTGTCGCCGCCCTCGACGGGCCCGAGGCCGAAGTACCGCTCGCGCGCTTCGTCGGGTGACATGGCGCCCGCCCCGATGGCATCCGCGGCGGCCTTGGTCTTGGTCGCCGTGTCCATCCAAATCAGATCATCGATGTCGAAATCGGTGCCGTACGTGGTGCCGTCCAGCCCGAGGCCCTCGTCGAGACACGCCTCGAAGTTCGTGATCAACGACTGGATGCAGAGCGAGTGATACATCTGCCATTCGGACTCGAGCTGCACGCCGCGCGGCGGTTCGCCGACCCCGATCAGGAACGGCGGCACGTGATAGACGCTGCAGATCGTGGCCGCCGTCCACCCGAGTTGCGCGATGAGTTGCGCATCGACCGCATTGGTCGACAGTTGCGTGAACTTCAGATCGGCGGTGACCATGGCGACGCGGCCGGCGTTGGCGGGCCCGTTGAAACTGTCCCAGTCGGTCCGCATCTGCGCGAGCTGCTCGGGCGTCATGCCCGCCGGCGCCGTCAGCAGCCCGCTCGGCCGGCCGCCGTTCCCAAAAAACGTGCTGGACGTGTTCTGGATGGCGAGCCCTTGCGTCGCCGCCGCGGCGCACGCGTAGATCGGCGACATGCCCACCAGCGGATGAAACAAACACACCATGCGGTCGTGAATGATTTCGCTCGCGGGCACGATGAACTTATCCGCGGGCTCACGCGCGAGCGCCAGGCTGCCCGACAGGTTGTCGTGTTGCAGCTGGTAGTAGATCCCGCCATCGGGTGCAATCAGCGGCGTGGTGCGCAGCGGGTCGAGCACGTACAGGGCCGTCACGACGCCGCGCGCGTCGCGCTCTTTCAACACGTACGTGTTGCCCCACATCAGTTTCGACGTGATCCACTGCTCGATAAATTTGACGATCGTCTGATAGCGGTTCGGTTTGCGGAGCACGGGCGAAAACGCCGGCGAGGTCGTTTCCTCCCACACGCCGTCGGCGTCCTGCTCCACGAGGCGCAGGGGCAGTTTGCCCATGTCCTGCGCGATGAGCGTGACGCAGGCAAACACCGGCGCGTACTGGAGGATCTGATCGCGGCGGCCCTCGACGTTGACCTGCCAGGCGCCGGCGTACGGTTCGCGCACGACGAGCGGATACCACCCGCCGCCGGTGGCCGTGCCGGGACTGTAGGGGGCCGTCAGGCTTTTCGCGGTCAGCTCGAGGCCCCGACCGAAGAGCCGCAGCCGGACGCTCGCCATTAGCGACCGTGGCGCCCGTGGCGGCTGTCGTCGTGGCGCCCGTGCTCGGGGTCGGGATCGCCGGCCGCGCGCGTGCCCGGCGGCGGCGGCAGATCGGGCGACCAGCCGACCGGCGACGCGAACCCGGTGCCGTACAGGGTTTCGGCCAGCACGCGATCGGTCACGGCATACTGCTCGCCCTCGGCGTGGACGTTGCCGTTTTCGGTGTGGTAGACGCGCGCGAGCATCTCGAGGGATTCACCGACCTGCGCCATGATGTTTTCTCCCGGTGGCGCCAGTCGGCGCGACGCGCGGCGGCAGCGCGTCGACCGTGCACCGCATCGCGAAGCCGGCCACCTCGAGCTGCTCGACGAGGCCGGCCTCGACCGTGATCGTGTCGCCCGCGCGCGGGTACGCCCCGTCGAAGTACCCGTCGCGCAGGACCCGCATGGAGACGCGCATCGCTACGCCGCGTAGGTCTGCGTGGTGTACTGGACGATGCCGGTCCGCGCCTTTTTCCAGTTAATGAACCGCTCGGCGCGCAGGCCGACGAGGTTCATCTGCCAGAGCGAGGTGAGCAAGGTCGTCGCCAGCGGCGGATTGTCGAGCGCCGTATCCATCTGGAGCGACGCTTCGCGGCTGACATCGATCGTGACGCCGCCGTCATCGGCGTAGAGAATCGCGCTTGGCTGCACCAGGGCGACCACGTTGCCGGCCGCCTGCGACGTGATCGCCTTGTAGCCCATGATCAGGCCGCCACCCTGCGACATGCCGGGGAACAACGGCTGGCCGAGCGGGTTGAGCGCGTTCGTGAAGGCGAGCGCGTTGGTCTCGGAGAGAATCACGACCGCGCCGGCCGTCGGAATGTTGAGCGCGACCATCGCGTTCGCCATCGCCTGAATGTCGGTGCGCGCGTTGGCGGGCGTCGTGCCCGCCGACGTGATCGGCGTGACGCCGTTGGTCACCGAGCCCGGCGAGACGCCGGCGACGGCGGCCTGGGCGGGATCGATGAACTGCATGTCGAGGAACGTCGCAATCCCGGCGAGCATGTCGCGCCGGATGACTTCCTCGGCCGACGGCGTCGAGGTGCGCGCCAGTTCCTCGGTGATCACGATGATCCCGGCGCACTTGAGAATCGTGAGCGTGATGGTCGAGAACGCCAGCTTGCCGACCGGCTTGGGCGCGCCCTGGCCGACCCACTGGTACGTGCCGCCGCCGGTCTGCGCCGGCACCGAGACGTTGAACGGCACGCGGAAAAACCCGTCGACCTTGCCGAGAATCGTCTGCGGCCGCAACAGCGCGAGAAAGTCGGACGCCAGCGGCGTGATGGGCGCCAGGGGCCCGGCCCACGTCGCGTCGGTGGTCGTGCCCGCGGCGACCGCGGCCTTGAGCACGAGTTCCACTTCCGGCGTTGAGTCGTGCCACTGCTTCGCGAACTCGATCGCCTCGAGCCGCGAGCCGCGCCCGACCGCGAGCGCCTGGCAGTACCGCACGAACGCCGTGCCCTGCGGCAGGTTGCTCTTCACCGAGATCACCGGAATCCCGCCGCGCGACCGGCTCGCCTCTTCGGGCGTGCTGGCGGTAATCGGCGTGGCCCGCGCAATCGTGGTCGCCTCGAGCGCGTGCAGGCGCACCAGATGGGCGTCGACCGCCTTGATCTCGTTCGTCAGGCCGTCGTATTCGTCGGTCTCGGCCTGGTCCAGCGTCGCGCCGGCCTCGGCCGACGTGGTCATGATGGCCGTCATGCGCGCATGTTTGGCGGCGCGGCTGTTCTCGTAACTCGTGATCTGTTCGTTGATGGTTTTTTGTTCCATGCGCAGCGCGCCCTTTACGCGCACGATCGGGAGGGACGAGGCCAGGTCCAGCGATTTCACCGTGTGAATCGTCGCGTCGGCATTCGCCGGAATCGCGACGAGGGACAGCTCGAGGACTTCGGTTTTTAGAAAGCGGAATCCGCCGGTGTCTTTGTTGAACGCTTCCTCGATCGAGCGGAACCCGATCGACACGCCCGCGAGCAGCCCGGCCTTCAGGCTCTGCCACGCTTCCTCGACGCGGTCGCGCAGCGGGCCGGGGTCGCCGATCGTCGGCAGCGTCGCCGTGAACGCGAGCCCGTCCGTCGTGGGTTTCTTGAACGTGACGTGACCGACCGGTTTTTTCGCGTCGTGGTACAGCAGCAGCGGGAGCGGATTTTTATAGGTGATGCCGAGGGGTTCGACGACGTCGCCCATCCGATCGGGTTCCGGCGTCGAGGCGATGCCGGTGATCGTGCGCTGATGGGTATCGACACCCTTGATCGTCAGCAGCGCATAGGCACGCGTGAGGGGCACGCGCGATAGGATGCGGTCAGCTCAGCGTTTCTGCCGGTTAAAAATCCGTCGTTCGTGGTAATCGGCGACGTATTCGTTCACCGCCTCGCGCAACATCCCGGCGACGCCGGTGCCGTTCTCCCCGGCGACCCGCCGCAACTCGAGGCGTTGCGCGGGCGTCACGCGCAGTTCGGCGATCGGCGGGCGCCCTCGCGATCGTTTGCTCATAGCGTCACCCCAGCACGGTCATCGAATAATTCGGCCGCTGTTCTGCCGCCATGTAGTCGCGCCGATGGATCGCGTTCACGAGCGCGCTCGCCCCGTCGATCCGTTCCGTCGACACTTTCTTCGAGAGTTTGAGGTTCCCCATCGCGTCCTGGTCGACCGCCACGTTCGAGAGATTCCAGCGCAGCACCGGATGCCCGTCGTGCCGCAGCGTGCGCGACAGCACCGCCGTCTCGAGCGACTTAGTCGGCCCCGACAACGCCGCGAACCCCTGGTCGATCTGGATACAGGCAAACCCGTCCTGTTTTTGGAGCCGCGTCACTAGGTCGATCGCGTTCCACTTGTCGAACGCGATCTCGCGCACGTCGAACTCGGCCTGCCAGCTGCGCAACGTCTGCCGCACGTACTCGTAGTCGATGACGTTGCCCGGCGTGGCGACGAGCCACCCGTCGCGCGCCCACTGGTCGTACGGCACCCGGTCGCGCCGGACCCGTTCGGCCAGGTTGTCCGCCGGCACAAAGAACTGCGCGAGCACATCGAACCCCGTCAGGTCGCGCGTGGAACTGAGGTCCATCCCGACGTAACAGCGCCGCCCGGCTAACCGCGCCCGGTCAATCGGCACCCGGCACGCATCCCACGCCGCCATCGTGATCCACCGCGCCGCCTGTTCGGTCCACTGGTTCAGGTACAGCCGGCGGAACGTGTTCTCCTGCGCGGGAATTTCCCGCGCCCGCGCCGCTAGGATCTGCATCTCCTCGAGGCTGCGGAAATCGCCCAGGGCGGGGTTGGCTTTACGCCACACGCGTTGGTGCGTCCAGTCCGCGTCGACCGGCGCCTCGTACAGAATCGGCAGGAACGTCGGATCCAGCGCCGGATTCGCCTGGACCTTTTTCGCGTGCGCGTAGAGCTCCCAGAGAATCGAATGGCGGTCGAACCCTGCCGTGGAAATCACGAGTAGCAACGGTTGCGACCGCGCGCCCATCGACGTCGACAGCACGTCATACAGCCGCCGGTCCGGCGCCGCGTGCAGCTCGTCGTAAATCACCATCGACGCATTGAACCCGTGCTTGCTATACGCCTCGGCCGAGATGGCGCGGTAGAAACTCCCGCTGCCGTGATGCACGATCTTTTTTTGCGACTCGACGATGTAACACTCGGCATTGAGGGCCGCATCGTTCCGCAGCATCTGCGCCGCGACCCCGAACACCAGGCCGGCCTGGTCCCGGTCCGCGGCGGCCGAGTACACCTCGCCGCCCGTTTCGCCGTCCGCCAGGAGCCCGTACAACGCGATCGCCGCCGCGAGCTCGGATTTGCCATTCTTCCGCGGGAGCATCAACAGGCACGTGCGGTACTGCCGCGTCCCGTCCCGGCGCTTCTTGAACAGCTGCCGCAGGATGCGGACCTGCCAGGGCCGCAGCTGGAACGTCTGCCGGGCGTAGGGGCCTTTCGTATG